ATGCAACATCTAATCTACAAGCTGGAAATAGATATGTAACTATTCCATCTGATTTAAGATTTATTCGATATGTACAATTAACTGATTCATCTGGTAATCAAGTATTTCTAGATAAAAGAGATACATCTTTTATGGCAGAATATTATAATACACCAGGAACTCAATCAGGGTTACCAAAATACTATGGTAATTGGGATGCTAATTATTGGGTGGTTTCACCTACACCAGATAACACTTATTTAATTACTTTGGCTTATACAAAACAACCGGATTCAATTACAGCTTCTCCAGGAAGTACACAAGGTACTTATACAAGTAATAAATATCAGGATTTACTTTTGTATGCATGTCTGGTAGAAGCATATGGATACTTGAAAGGTCCTGTAGATATGTTACAATACTACGAAGGATCTTTTAACAGAGCTTTACAATCGTACGCGATCGAACAACAAGGTCGTAGACGCCGGGACGAATGGCAAGATGGGGCCCTTCGAACACCACTTAAATCTGAATCACCATCATAATTTAAGGAGATAAATAAATGGCTAATATAGTACCTGACTCTTTTAAAACAGACCTACTTGGTGGTGTGTTTGATTTTGATTCTGGCGGATCAACTTTCAAACTTGCACTTTATACATCGTTAGCAGGTTTCAGTACTTCGACTACAGCTTATACAACTACTAATGAAGTTTCTTCATCTGGTACAAGTTATACAGCGGGTGGAAATACTTTAACTAATAATGGTGTAGCAGTATCAAGTAACATTGCATACGTTGACTTTGCAGACTTAACTTTTTCATCTGTAACTTTAACAGCTGCAGGCGCTCTGATTTATAAAGGAACTTCTAATGAAGCAGTATTAGTTTTAGATTTCGGCGGAGATAAAACTGCAACTAACGGTGATTTCGTTATTCAGTTTCCAACTGCTGATTCATCTAATGCAATCATTAGACTTGGCGACGCGTAATAATTAAAAGGAAATAGTAATGGCATTTGCACTCAACGATAGAGTAAAAGAAACATCTACTACGACAGGGACTGGTACGTTCGATTTAGCCGGTGCTGAAATAGGATTTGAAAGTTTTGTTTCTGGTGTGGGTGATGGCAATCAAACTTACTATGCAATTTCAAATGATGGAACTGCAGAGTTTGAAGTAGGAATTGGAACGGTAACTGATGCCGCAACCGATACTTTATCAAGAGATACTATTATTTCTTCATCTAATTCAGATTCGTTAGTCAACTTTTCAGCTGGTACTAAAACAGTATTTTGTACATTACCTGCATCAAGAACACCTTCTGCAGGAATGACAGCACAAACATTTGTTAATACTCACAACTCAACAATTTCTGATGATCAAACATTAGATTCAGGAGTATTAGCAGGACCAGTTAGTATAACTGGAACACAAGTTGTAACAGGAACATTGGTAATTATATAATGAGTAAATTAGAAGTCGATACTATAGCACCTCAATCTGGCACATCTTTAACGATTGGTGAAGCAGGTGATACAGTTACGATTACTAATTTAACTTATCCAACAACAGATGGAACTAATGGACAGGCTTTAATTACAAATGGTTCTGGAACTGTTTCTTTTCAAGATGTTTCTATTTCATTAAGCTATACTTCTGGTACTGCAACAGGAGACAATACAACAACAGATTTTACAATTAATAGTGGTCGAGCAGTTGATGATGTACTTGTTTATGTTAATGGATTTTTATTAACACCAACTACTGACTATACTATTAGTGGTACTACTTTAACTTTTGTAACAGCACCTGCAACTTCAGCAGAAATTGTTTTTAGATATTTACCTTTAAATAATAGTGGAACTTACACAAACGGAACTGCTACAGGCGATAATACAACAGTTAATTTTACAATTAATTCAGGTAGAACTGTAGAAGATGTAATTGTATCCGTTAATGGAGTAACATTAGTTCCTGGAACTGACTATACAATTTCAGGTACCACTTTAACTTTTACAACTGCACCAGCAACGGATGCAGAAATCTCAATTAGATACTTGAGGTTAAATTAATGGGAACGATTACAAGAAATGCTGCCAATAACTTTACAACTGGTGGAGTAATATTACCAGCAGGTATTAATGACACTTCAGTAGCTAGTATTACAGAATTAGAAAATACAGCAACTGGTGGTGGTGCTATGACTTTAATATCTGAACAAACAGCATCAGCTTCAGCTTCAATATCATTTACAACAGGAATAGATAGCACCTATCCTATTTATAAGTTTGAGTTTATTAATATTCATGGAAGTAATGATGATGAAAATTTACAATTTAATTTAAGTACTGATGGTGGTTCTAGTTATAATGTAACTAAAACAACTACTCTTTTTAGAGCAGATAATTCTGAAGCTGGTGCAGGTGAAGATTTAAGTTATGATGGTGGTAGAGATATGGCACAAGGAACAGGAAATGCAAATCTTGCTTATAGAATTGGTGCAGATAATGACCAGTCATGTTCTGGTATTTTTCATTTGTTTAATCCTAGTTCTTCTGTTTTTGTAAAACATTTTATTTCTGAATTTAATGTAAATATGGCTACAGATAAAGGACTTAGAGTTTTTGTAGCTGGGTATGGAAACACTACATCTGCCATTGATGCAATAAAATTTCAAATGACATCTGGCAACATAGATAGTGGAGTAATAAAATTATATGGAATATCAGGGAGTTAATTTATGAGCATAGCATTATCAATAGGAAATAATTTAACAACTAATGGAGTGTTTACAGCAGATGCTGTTAATAATACTTCAGTAACTAATGTAACTGATTTTGCAAGTGTACCTGGTGGTGGAGCATTAAAATTACTTTCAACTCAAACAGCAAGTGCAAGTGCAACAATAGATTTTACATCTGGTATTGATAGCACATACGATTCCTATGTTTTTAAATTTATAAACATACACCCAGCAACTGATAATGTTAATTTTACAGTAAATTTTAGTACAGATGGTGGAAGTAATTATAATGTTACAAAAACATCAACTTATTTTCAAGCATATCATAATGAAACTAATGGAGTTTCAGCACTTAACTATGTTTCAGATAGAGATTTAGCACAATCAACATCTGACCAACAAATAGCGAATGGTATAGGAAGTGACAATGACCAACAAGCATCAGGTTATCTACATTTATACAATCCTAGCAACACAACTTTTGTAAAACATTTTATAACTAGATTTAATATCGCTAATGAAGCACAATATTCAGTAGATAATTATGTAGCTGGTTATGGAAATACAACATCAGCAGTAAATGCAATTCAATTTAAAATGTCATCAGGCAACATAGATGATGGCATAATCAAAATGTATGGAGTAGTATAATGGGAACAATAACAAGAAACTTTGCTAACAACTTAACTACTTCTGGTTTATTAAAACCAGACGCATTTAATAATGATAGCTTTGACAATGTAACTGCTGTACCAAGTGGTTCAGTAGAAACTGGAGATATGCAATTTATATCTTCTGCTACTGCTAGTGCATCTGCTAGTATAGAGTTCACATCTGGTATTGATAGCACATATCCAATATATCGTTTTGAGTTTATCAATGTTCATGGTTCAGCAAATGCTAACTTTGAATTTCAAGGCTCTACTAATGGTGGTAGTTCCTATGGAGTTACAATGACTACAACCCAAGTTCAAGCTTGGCATAATGAAGCGGATACAGATACATCTTTAACTTATTCATCTGGTAATGATTTAGCACAAAGCACAAGTTTTCAAAGACTATGTAAAGTAACTGGTTCAACAAATGCAGATGATAGTGGTTCTGGAATACTTACACTTTATAACCCTAGTTCTACAACTTTTGTTAAACATTTTATGTCAGATGCAAATGGGTCAAATGGTGGTTATACTCAAAGAGAATTTGCTGCTGGATATTTTAACACTACATCAGCTATAAATGCTATTCAATTCAGATTTGTTTCTGGAAACATAGATGCTGGTCAGATATTGCTATTTGGAATTAATTAATATATAAGGAGAAAATTATGGCACATAAATTAGTAAATGGAGTTCAAGTAGAACTCACACCAGAAGAAATAGCTGCAAGAG